GTCGTTAATTTTTTTGATGATGTTTTTGTTTATGAAACGAATAACGCCGTTCCCAAATGACTTGCCGAGTTCCATACTCTTTGAACCAATGCCTTTGAGTGCGTCAACAACGGCGTCAAGCAGTGCGCCGCCAAGTGACGTGCCCACGTTCCACATTGTGGCAACGAGGCTGACGAATAGGCCAGGTATTTTTTTTACGAGTTCAACAACGAACTTGCCTAGACCAAACAAAACTTCGGGCAACAGTTGTGCAACCCAACCCAACAGGGCGCCAGCCAATTTGACGGCCTGTTCCGCAATTTTGGGCACTGCGTCGGTGACTATCCACGTGAGAATTGCCAGCAGTAGTTCGCCGAGTTGTTCGAGCATTGGCACAATGTTTGGTTTTATCCACTCAACGAACGCGTTGCCGAGTGCCACCAATTTTTCAACCAACATGGGCAGGCCCTCATCGAGCAACCAATTTGCTAGTTGGGCGATGAGTTCGCCGAGGCGCTGCAATGCGGGCGGTGCTGCTTCCTGTATCCATTCCCACAGGAATTTGACGCCTTCCTGAAATTTTTCGGCTATCCACGGCAGGCCTGTTTTTTGTAACCATTGGCCCACGTCATAAATGAAACCGAGCATCGCTTTTAGTGCGGGCGGGTATGCGTCTTTTATCCATTCCCACGCCGCCGACGCATACTTGATGAACGCGTCGCGTAGTTCAGGAAGTTTGCCTTTGACCATTTCGAGCACACCCGCCAGACCGTCTTTTTCAAATACGTTGGCAATGGTTGAAAACACAGGCAGCACTTTGTTAGTGATAAAACCAATCGCCGCAGCAAAAGCAGGGATGAGGGCGTTGCCTAGTTTTGCTTTTACGTTTTCGAATTGGGCGGCCATGATGCGTTGTTGGTTGGCCACACCGTCAGAAGTTCGAGCGAAGTCGCCTTGTGCGTCGCCTGTCTGTTTCAGAATTGCGGCGTTCGCTGCCAGCACTTTTTGTTGAGTAGTTAGCGGCCCGTTGCCGCTATAAATACCCATCGCGAGTGCCTCGGCTTTGAGTGCGGCATCGTCAAGCATGACGCCGTATTTGCGAATAGGTTCAGACTCACCACGCAACGCAGCGCCCAACGCCATTGCCGCCTCTTCAGGTGACGTGTTGGCGAATGACGCCAGGTCAGATGCCAGCACCGTCAGGTCGGTTGAAAATGTGCCGAGGTCCTTACCTGTTAGCCCTGCGGCCTTACCGAATACGCCGAACGTAGAGGCGGCGTTCAGTGCTGCGGTTTTTGACTGTCCTAGTGACGTGGCGGCACCCTCGGCAAATTTGCTCACCTGTTCTGACGCGTCACCAAAAATGACGTTCGTTTTACTTTGAACCTCGGCCAAATCTGACGCACTGTCGACAAGTTGTTTGCCGACAACGGCGGCGCCTGCTGCTACTGCGGCGACACCGAGCGCGGCCTTCTTGCCGAAGTCAAGCATTTTGCCGCCAATGTCGCCAGCCTTATTGCCTACGTCATCGAGCGCGCCAAGGGCACCTTTGGCGTTGCCTAGAATTTCTATAGATAGTCTGCGTGCGCCCGCCATTTTTTACTCCTAGTCAGGAAAGACATCCCGCAGGAGGTCGTTCATTCCGTCGCCGTATATGTCTAGTATCTCATCAATGTTGCTGCGTACTGTAGGAAACAAAAAGTAGCCCGCACCTTCTTTGTTACCCAGCCACGGCTTAAATTGGTTCCACCCGACACGCACACCCGTTACCTTCACACCTGTTGCGCCGTAGTCCTGGCGCGCCCGTTTGCGCACCGTTGAACTTCCGCCGTAGCGGTCATACGCCAGGGTTTGCGACTCAACCTTTTTGCGCACTTTTGTTAGGGACTCATTCCTGCGCACAATGGTTGCGCGCCCACCCGTGTTTTTGATGAGGCGGCGGCGATTCGAATATGCGCCGAATTCTGCACCACCAAAAAAAGGGTACTTGGCGCCACCTGCGTTGACACGTGCCGACACGCCAGAACGTGACGCCTCCATTGACTTTGACGCCTTCGCTGCCATAGGTGAAACGCTGCTGGCCTTGCCTCGCGCCTTGCCAACAACTAGGTCGGCGACTTTGTAGTTGAGGTCCTTCAATTGTTCGGTGCCATCGGCGCCGCCTGCGTCGCGTACCTTGCGAATTTCACGCCGTAATTCGGTTAGGCCTGTCACGTTTATTGTGTCGGCACCGCGTACAACGGCCATGACTCACCTTCGGTTTTGTTTGCGGGACTCCTCAGCCTTTGTTTGCAGCACGTCAACCATTGCCTCAAACACGCCATCGGGGGCGTCTAATAGCGCCTGCGGTGCGATGCCTGTCTCAACCGCAACCTGCGCCACTAGATACGTTACGGAGTCCCGTTTGTAGGGTTTGCATTTGCGTCTAGGTCAATGTCTGAAACACTGTCAAGATAGTCCTCGAATGTTTCACCAGTTTTGTTTTGTCGTTTGTCGGCGGTCCACGCCAACCACAGCACGTGTTCCATTTTCTGGTCCTCAGAAAATGCGCGCCCCAAACCCATCCCGAACTCACGCTCGAACGCCACAATGTGCGGCGCGCCTATGCGGTAGGTGTGTTGCGTTCCGTCTGTTTTTGTTACTGACAACTGCCAGGTCAGCATCTTAGTTAGTGCCCCACGTGACGGCGCCCGTAATTTGCAGCGAGGCCGAGAACGTCACCAAATCGGCAACGGCGCTGGATACCTCATAACTAGCGACGAAACATTCGCCGCTAACTTTCGGCAAACCTGCGGTGGTGCCTGCGGGGTGGTACTCAAACGTTGAAGAAGTGGCCAGGCCGAGCAATGCCACCATCTGCGTGTTGAGTGCGGAGTCCCATTTGCCCGAAATGCTAATGGTGTCACCGTTGCGCAACGTTCCCTGGAATGTTTTCGACGTAGCACCAAAGGTGGTGGTTTCTGCCATGTCGGTTGTGTTGGCAATACCGCCAACCGAATCGATATAGGCCGAAATGTCGGTCAACGTGCCTGCGGCGTTGTCGAGTTTGAAGGCCGTGTTTTTGGCCGCTACAAATGCCATGAGTTTGTGTCCTTAGTTACGGGCCAGGGAAACCTGGCAGGTGAATTGTGGGCTAGTCCCGCCTGCAGTATATGAGGCGCGTACGTATCGGTTGACGGTACCGCTAAACGTCAGAGTTTGTGACGTCACCGCTGTTGCCGTTGTGAACGTCGCCAGGGTTGACCAGGTGCTGTTGTTCGTTGAATGTTGAACAATGACGGCCAGCGTAGGGGTGGTGCCACTGACGGCCGTAACGTGCAGGTGGGCGCGCCCGCCGTTGGTGGTGCCTGCGGCGTTGTCAACGCTGGTGCCGTTACCTGTTGCGGTGATATCGGCAAGGTCGGCGAGACTCACGCCAATTTGTGGCGGTTCCCCTGCGCCCAACGACATTGAGAACTGCACCAAATCTGCAACGGCGCTAGTGACCTCATAGGTGATGGTTTTGGCGGGCAGTAACCACACCGAGTTACCAACGGCGAAACCTGACGGCGCCACTGAAGTTGGCACTGTGCTAGTTGCGTCAATGGCGGCGACGATATCGGCAAACGGTGTGCCCGCACCTGTGTTGTTGTCAAATAGTCCATCCACGTTGAGGGTGAAATCTTCGAGGCCTGGCACGAATGTTTTGGCGGTGTCGTTCAACGTTGTTGCGTCAAGCATTTCGACGTTCGCCGATGGGGATACGGTGCGCAGCAGTGCGGCCAGGCTATCGGTGCCATAAATGATGCGGGTTTGGTTGCTTGAAATAAACGCCATATTTTTTGGTCCTTATGCGGTCACGGTCACTGAGAAGTCAACAAACAAAAACGAACTGCCATCGGCGTTGTTTACTGTGCCTACATTAGCCGCCTCAGTGACACGGGTGTCCATAGCCGCGCCGCCCAATGTCGGGTCGGCTTCTATAACCGTTTTCACTGACGTTGCGCCTGTGCCTGCGATGTACGTTTCCAGTTTGTTTTGGGCGCTGCGGTCATCCGCACGCGCCACAACTAGCGTGACCGTGAATTCGAAACTGTCGCAACCACGGGCGAACGTTGAATCGTACGCCACACGGTCCAGGGCAATTACGGCGGCGGGGAAGTTCGGGTTGTCGGGGATTACCTCATAAACCCTGAGGCCTGAAATGTTGCCTAGCCGTGTGGCGAGTCCTGAACGTAGCGCAGATATTGACGCAGGCATCAGGCCACCACAAACGTTTTGAATGGTGCCACCATTGCGGCAACATCGGGGTCAATTCGACGCACAACAATTGCGCCGAGGTCCCCGAACCCTGCAACGCCCAACGGGGAGTCAAGGCGCTTGAATTGGCGGGCCGCTAATAGAACAGTGGCCTCGCGTATTGCGTCAGGGATAGCAGGCCATCCCCATTTGGCGGTGACCTCAATTAGTGCGCGCCCGTTGTTCTCAACAGGGAAGCCCGTGTTTAGTGCGCGTAGCAGTGTGATCGGTTCGTTCTGTGCGGCGGCGTTCATTGGTTCTGTTTGGTAGTCGGTGCCCACGGTCAATGTTGTTGAGTATGCGCCCGAAAACGTGTCATCTACTTTGACCACTAAGCCCGTTGTTGTCGCAATGTCATCCACGAACACAAACGCGCTGCGGTTTGCTGCATACTTGCGGGCGCTAGTTGTTGCGTCAATGTAGAAACGGCGTGAACATTCGCCGTCTATTCGACGCGAGGCGGCTTCTACCGCATTTTCGAGCAACGTGTCGTCAATGTTGTCGGTGATACGTAACGCGGCTTTGACCTCGGCCAGGGTGCAGTATCCGTTCGTGATGGCCATTAGTTCACCACCAAAATTGACAACGTGTGAGTGCCTGAACTTGTGACTGCGTATAGCGCCGAAGTGGGCGGCAACGCGAACTGAATATTTGTCTGGCCGTCGAGTTGGTAACCATTTGCAGCGGTGACGGTGGCGTTGCCGATGTAGGTGTCGGTTCCTGCGCCTGCGTCAGAATGAACCGAAATCGTGCACCCGTCGGCGTCGGTTTGGTGCAATAAAACACGGGTCGTGCCTACTGTCACCTGCGAGGTCGTAATGGGCACGCGTCACGCCTTACGAGTACGGGCGGCGGGTTTGGCGGCGGTTTCTTTTACGGGGTCCACTGCGGCCGTTTCGAGTTCGTCGCAAACCTCGGCAAATTTGTTGCCGATCATGTCTGCGGCGACGTGTTCGGCAACGTCAATGACGCCGCCACGTTCTGGCCATTCTTGCCCGTCAATGGTTCCCGAAATGTTTATGAGCATTCGTATTTTCATGCTGCAACCTTTACAAATAAAAGTGGGTGGGTGAACGGTTCACCGCCGCCGCGTCTCACGCGACGGCGGTGTCCGTCAATGCTCAACGGTGTTGAACCGTTGCGGCGTTGTTACTTATCAGGAAACGGCGCCACCGACGAAACACTTCACGGCGCCTGTCTGGTCAACGAGAACACCATCAGTGCGCAGCGACACACGGAACGTGCGCACGCTGTAGTCGAAGGCGAAATCGTCAGAGACCGCAACTTCAATGCCGTTGACTTCACGAATGAAATATGACGGCAGGTGACCGAACAAAACAGACTTAGCGGCAACCGCAGGGCTAGCCATTGAGTCGTTGATATGAACGGGGAAACCGAGCAACGTGTCGGCAACACCATTGAGGCCAGGCGCGAACAGGTACTGGTTCGTGGTGTCCTTCAATTTGCGTGCGGCACTCATTGCGGTTGAGTTCATCATCCAACCGCAACCTGGTTGCGCCTTGTAGGTGCTTGACACCGAGTAGTTGAGGTCGATCAGGTTGTCGGCGGTGAACACACCCGAAACGGCGGCGGCACCTGTAACGCCTGTGGTGGCGTTGGTGACGATACCGTAAGGCTTGCTTGAACCGTCGCCCGTGGTCATGTGTCCACGAGTTGCAACACCAATCGCCAAACCTGCCTGGCGTGCCAGGAAGCCTGCCACGTCAACGGTTGAATCTTGCGCGAGTTCGTTCGACATTTGAACGAGCACCACGTACTTGTAAGCGTTGAGGGTCGCTGTTCCCAATGTCGGGTCCGAGGCGCTGGCCTGTGCAGCCTCGCCAACAATGCTGGCGGTGCTAAATGCGGTCGACTTCGGAATTGCCAATGCCTCGCCACTTGCGGTGGTCAATACGGTTGCGTAGTTGCGCACAACGTTTGCCTGGACCAAGTGTTCAACAATGCGGTCGTAAACCGAGGAAGGTACGAGGGTTGCGCTTCCCTTAGTGATAGCGCGCTTCTCAAATTTGGCGGTGCGCTGTTCACCTGACAACAAACGGCGAACCGTCATATCGTCATGGTCAACTTCTGCGGCAGCGCCACCGAGGTTGGCGGGAACGCCGAGGCGTGCGCGGCTTTCTTGAATGTCGCGGTCGCGTTGTTCGGCGTCAATGATGGCCTTAATGCGTGAATCTTTCACGTCAAGGTCGGCGTTGATACGGTCGAAGGTTTGGGCTTCCTCGGCGGAAAGGTCGCGCTTTTCGTTGGTTGCAACGTCAAGCAGTGCCTTAGCCTGTTCCCACGCTTTGGCCCGCTGTTCTGACAGTTCGGCGATGTATTCGCTCATGGTTTTTGTCCTTTGTGTTTGGGGGTTTTGGTTGTTTGGGGGTTCAGGTGGTGACGTTCTGCGGTGGTGCCAACCGTCGCTGGTCCGAGCGCGCCGTTCCGTTCTGAGTTCTTACGCCTTGCGAGCGTAGAGATCATTCATTCGACGTGACACCGAAACGGGCACAGTGGCCGCAGGTTCGTTGTCTCTATGTGTTTCGTTTTCTGCGGTGCGAATAGTCGCGCCGCTAGTGCCAGGGTATGCAGGAAATCCTGTTACTACTGACACCTCGTGCAAAATTATCTCGGTCAGTGTGCGTTGCGCGCCATTCTCGGCCCACACGTCGCCGCCACGGGGAACACTGAAACCAAATGACATGCCGTGAACGTCGCCGCGTTGCATGAGTGCCGAAAGGTCGCGCGCGTAGGTTGTGTCTGGGAATTCGCCCTCAACCAATAGCCCGCGGTTGTCCTCGGTCACTTTCACTGTGCCTGAACGTGTCGAACCCAGCACCATGTCGGTGTTGTGGTTCACAAACATACGAACCTCACGGCCCGCCTGCAGCGAACGTTTGAACGCGCCAGGGCGAATGGTTTCAATGAAGGGCAACGGTTCTGACGGCGAATCAAAAACCGCAGCGTATCCACGGAACCGCATCGGCTGGCCCTCGGCCGCTGCGCGCACCTCAATTGTGCCAACCGAAACGGTGCGGAATTCAACGTCGCGGCCTTGCACTTTTCGGTGTTCAATTTCTAACGCCGAGTACCTGACGGCACTAACTTCGAGGTCGCCCGTGTCGCCCATTTCTGTTTCGTCGCCCATGTCGGGTGCGGCCGCTGCGGGGTCCACCAAACGTTCAGGAATAATCCACCGTTTGCAAACACCATCGGGCGCAATGTCGCCCTCGACAATTTCGCAGGCGCGGGCGCCGTCATAGAACACGCACGAACTACAAACCAAACCATCTGCGACGAACGGCGACGGGGCCGCATAGTGCGCACCGTTGGCGCCGCTGTCTTGCGAATACTTGCCGAATAGTTCCACCAATTTTTCGTCGTTGTCATATTGCAACGCCTGGCGTGGTGTGAAACCGAGGTCGGCGAGTTCACCATCACGGGTTTCGAGTTCGTCGAGGTTCATGTTGTTTGTTTCCTTTTCGGATGTTTTGTTTTCTGAAATTATGGCCAGGGACCATGCGCGCCCCGCGTCGCCGCCCCACAACGCCCACGCAATACGGCCCGCAGAAGGGAACCCTTCCTCGCCTGCGCGAAACCCTTCGGCGTCTTTGTCCACCAAATGGCGGGCAAAATATGACGACATCCGCTTCACCGTGTCGAGAGACAGATCGCGGTTCAGGATGTCCCTAGCACGTGCGACACCAACGGCGGTGCCACCGCGCCCGAATTCCTGGCGCCATTCCAAACCTTGCTGCGCCTCACTGCGCATTGCTGCGGTTGGTGTGTACGAGGCCATTACAACGGCGGCTCCGAGTCAACGCCAACGGGTGGCGGTGTTTCGCCAGGTCCCGCCATCGGCGAACCTGGCAGCGCCATTACAAACTCGTCGCCGCCCTCGTAAGGTTCGAGGCCCTCAGTGACGCGGCACTCGTTCGGTGTTTTGATGCCTGTTGAAACCGCCAACTGATATGCGCGCAGGCGTGACAACGTGTCGGCACGTAGGAACGCGTCAACGTCAAAACGCACGAAATTTGGGCGAGTCAACAAACTTGAAAACGCGTCTTCTAGGCGGCGTAGCCACGGCATGAGTGTGTACGTCACGAAATGTTGGCCCGCCATTTCTGCGTTTGCGTACGTTTGCGAGTCGCCCTTAGCGCCGATGAGGTATGACGGCACACGGAAAATACGCGCAACCTGCAGCACCTGCTGTTCACGTGTTGCGTTTATTTCCATATCCGCCGCACTAGCAGTGACGGGGCGCCACTTCATGCCGCCTGTGAGTACCGCAGGGCGGCGGCGGCGGTTGTGTTGGTCAAACCATGTCTCGCGCAGAACTTTTGCCTGCTGCGCCGTCATTTCGTTATCGGTTTCGATAACACTAGAAGGCGTGCCGCCCTCGGCGTAGAACTGCGCCAGGTGGCGTTCCATTGCCAACGCCAAACCGATCGTGGTTTTCTGTTCCTCAATAGGTGAAATACCAACAACGGCCTGCGGTGGCGCCCACCAACGAATGTGCAGCATGTTTTCTTGCGGCACAGGTTGGCCACTAACCGAGTAGGTGCGTGTCTGCATGTTGAGTGAAACCACGTCAACATTCGATGGCGCTAACGGCGTCAACGCAATTGGCGTGCCGTCGCTGCGGCGGTCCACATAAATGTACGCGTTGCCATGCAACGCCAAACTAGTTACCGTTTGGTGAATGAGTTCGTACGCCGTCACAGTCCCTGACGGGTCCAGGAAAATTGGCGGCGTACCCATTTGAACGTTGCGGTCCCCAACCTTGCGAATACTGCGCAACGGTAACGAGGCCACACTGTCGGCAATGAGGCCAACGCACGCCATGACCGCCGAAACCTGCAACGCCGTTGTTTCGTTGACGGGTTCGCCTGTCCAATTCGTAACAGTGCCGAAACCCGAATTCTGCAATGGGTAGAACTCGCGTTTTTCACGTTTCGAAATAATGCTCATCGGGCAACCAGCCATCCTGTCAATATCAAACTAACACCTGCAGCAATAACGCCTGCGGGAATGAATACCAAACCCAAACCGACACAAACCAACGCCGCGCCGCACACTTCCAAACATGTTGTCAAAATTTCACGCATACTCACTGCTCCACGGGTCCACGATACGCGGCAACGCTGCCGAGTTCTGACGGCGAGTTGCCGCCCACGTCGCCAATGTAACCGCCATCAGTGGTGTTATGTCTGAATTATCACGCCGCGCCCATCGCCACGCGTCACCGATAATTTGCTTAGTCACTGCCAATGCTGCCACATCTAGTGCCGCACTGCGACGAATACACAAACGCCCATCCGCCAAATCGTCAAAAAATGCGGCGCACGCGTGCTGCACTTCCGTTGGCGGCAACTCAACAACACGCACACCCGCCCGCCTCAACTCAGGCACCAACGAAGCCGCAGGACCACGCGCATCAACAACAACCGAACAACCAGGCCAACGCGCCAACACCTCGGCCGTACGTTCAACAACCCAACCAACGCTCGGTCGGTGTTCGATAACTTCCGCCGTCACAGGCGCACCGTCACCAACAACGGCCAAACATGCCGCCGTTCGTTCAGGGTTCACATCCAAACAAAAAAACATGGAACCCGAAGGCGCAACGTCAACACGGTTGGCGATATCCCACACCGCCGCAGGTATCACCCGTTCACTAGCCACAGTCCATTGGTTACAAAACCCGCGCCGAAACTCACCATCCGACATTGACGCCCTAGCGTGGCGCACCGTGTCCTCGCCAATGGTCCAACCGAGGGCAGGCATATTGCGCCACCACGTCGCAGAGTCATCAACATCCTCATCCGCACCAACGGACCACTCGAAAAATGCGACACCGCCGCCCGTATTCGCCGCAACCGCACTGCGGCCCGCATCAATTTTGCGCCGCAAAAAAACCGATGCATCAGTGCCCGCCGTTGAAACGTTCCACACCTGCGCATCACGTCGCGTCGCCATAGCGGGAGAAATAGCAGACTCGCGCCGAAAGTCCGAATCGGCGAAACTCTCATCAATAATGGCCAGGTCCAACGTGCGGCCGTGGCCCGCACTCTCACTAGAACCAATGACATCAATTCGGGAACCCGTCGCAAAAATGACGCCCTCATAACCGACACCACGAAGCACCTTTTCAATGAAGCGCCCAACAACGGGCGAACGCTGCCAACCCGCCGCCACATCTTCGATCAATTTCTTACGCGCAGCGCTGCCATCCTGCGCCGAATACGCCACCCGCTGCGGTTGAGGTTGCCACAACGTCGCACGATGCGCCATAACGCCCGCAGTGAGTGACGACTTCCCGTTCTGCCTCATTAGCGTACAAATAATCTCACGGTACGCAGGCAGGCCGCTAGTCGGGTCGAGTTCCAGCCCTACGTCGAGCACCATTTGCTGCCACGGCATTGGTGGTGTCCCGCACTGCGCCATCAGGCGTGCCACTTCGGGGCCGAGCGTTTCGCGGTTTGGGCGGCGCTGCGTCGCGTACCGTGGGGCCGCCTCGGAGCGCCGCGATAAGGTTCTCAATTTCGTTGCCTTGCTCATTTGTCCCTCCGACATTACGCAAGTCACCAACGGCGCTGCGGTATTGCTGCCACAATGACGCATTATCGGGCGCACTGTCAACCGCCGCCGCCAACCCGACCACCGTTTCAACCAGCGCCTCGTCTATAGGTTCGACACGGCCCAACGAACGCAAGGCGGCGATCATTGCTGCGGCGGCTTTGGTGTTGTTCAATTTCGGCCTCCAAACCAAACCTGAACCAGTTCTGGTTCGTATCTAAATGAAC